CATAGAAAGATGGCAAAAAAGAAATAATGTAAAAATCAACAAACCAATATTTGATGCACTGATCGATGTCGTCTATAACAAGGGATGTGGTGGTTTTACAACATCACCAATTGCTGAAAAACTCGAGAAAAATGATATCAAGGGTGCAGGACAACAACTATTAAAATGGCAAAAGTGGGGAAATGAGAAAAGAAGAGAGGCGGTATATAACAATTTCTACAAAAAAGGAATAAAATGAAAAAAGTAATTAACGAGGGTGGTATTAGAGATATAAACGCATTATCCAAAAGATATCCGAAAGCAAAGATTTATTTTCACCAAGATTTGGATGGTGTGACATCAGCCCTCGGAATGAAGGAATATTTGGAATCCAATGGAATTAAAGTTGTTGACGCGGAAATCATTCAATATGGGGACAAGGAATTTTCAATTAAGAAGTTAGATGCTGAGGGTGATATTATGCCAGTTTTAGTTGATTTTGCTCACGGAAAACCGATGTTCAAAATTCATACCGACCACCACGACAGACAAGCCGGAGCAGAGGATACCAAATCCAAATCATTCAGATCCGCAAGATCAAACATCGAAACAATATCACAAGTTCTGTCACCCAAAGATATATTTCCATCTGATGACATAAAGTTAATCTCCACCGTTGATTCTGCCAACTTCAAACCCTACGGAATTAAACCCCGTGACGTTATGAATTATATCCTTAAATTAGATAAGGAGGGAACTTTGGAAAAGAACAAGATGGCTCTTGGGTTGTTGACCAACAAACTTCTTTTGGCGTATAAAAACAAACCAAACTTTATGGAGGAATTGGTTATGACTTCTTCACCTTCTTTGATGAATATCTATCAGAACATCAAAAAAATTGCAAAGGAAAGAAGGTTTGCTTCACCCGAAGAAATGGCTCAAAACCAAGAAACATATATCAAATCTCAAAAAGAATCACCCAATGTCGTTTTTGAAGATGGAATCATAAAACAATATGGTGGTGGTTCATTATTCAAACCAGGTTCTTATGACAGATATACACCATTTGAAAACTATCCCGATGCAAATTTCTTAATTATTGCTTGGCCTTTGGGATTGGTTCAGGCAAGTTGTAATCCATTTAAAGAAGACAGAGCTCTCACAGGTATTGACTTGGGTGAAATTAAAGATGAGATCCTCGAAGAAAACAAGGGTTGGATGAAAAAGGAAATGGTTCCTCTCTCAACTCTAAAATGGATCTCTGAAACATCTGTTGGTCCCGAAAGTGTTGGTTTTACATCTTCCGACTTGAAAGCGTTTTATATGGACAAAGTTCAAGCGGGGAACGAAGAATATCTTTCAAGATTGGATCAAATTATGGATAAAAAGTTCTCTGAACTAAATGAAGATGAACTTACAATATTAGATAGTTTTGCAATTCCATTTTATGACTTGGTGGTGGAAAACTCTGGAGGTCACAAATGTATAACTAATCTTTCAGGTCTGAATTATTTGAGAAGATCCAAGAGACCACCACAAGGTGATTATAAAAGAGAGCCAGGGACGGAAGCCAAGTTCGTTCAAGGGGTGAAATTCTTTCAAGATCAGTTCTTTGAAAAACTGAAAGGTAGAATTCAAGGGGTTGAGACGGAATCGGAATAAATGACAAAAGGATCACCTTCTTTAATATTGTGATCCTGACAATAACCACCCGGTAGTTCCAAGACGATATTTCCAACTCCTGTGTATGATTCACATTGATCAGAATTACAGGGGGGACAATCGTGATGTATTTTATTTACAACGTTATTTTTGATGAAAATTATATCCAATGGAATGATACAATTTTTCATCCAAAAACTATGAGATTTTCCATTCATCAGGAATACCATTGAATCAAAACCTTCAAATGTTTTATCCATCATACCATTCTCAATTTGATCTGGTGTTGCACAAATCTTTGAGTTTAGTATATTATTTTTTATTTTGGTTTTTACAATCATAACTTTTTAATTACGTCTAAAAATAAACCTACCAACATTTATCATACTTCTAATTTCTTCATTTGTATATTTTTCTGATAGGTATTCGTTCAAATGCAAACTACCACCAACAGATTTGAGATTTTCAAGGGTTTTAATTTTTGTTTCTCTCACATCCAAACTACTACCAACAGATTGAAGTTTTGGAAGGGATTTGATTTGTGTTCCTCTCAAACTTAAATAACCAACAACCGATTGAAGATTATCAAGGGATTCGATTGGCGTTCCTTTCAATTCCAAATTACCACCAACCGATTGAAGATTTCCAAGAAATTTAATTTCTGTCCTTTCCAAATCTAAAAAACCCGTAATTGAAACAAGTCCTTCAAGCCAAGTTAAACCACCATCATACCCGCCCAAACTTAAATTATCATCCAACGACCATCTTTTGATGTTCTTTTTTTGGATGAAATTTTTCAATCCTCCGATTCTATCAGGGAAATAATTAAGACCGGGTATAAACAATACCTCTTCGGTTTCCTCTTTCAATATTTGCTTAATAAGTGATCTCATTTCCAATAAATACCCAACTCTTGATTAATTGAATTTATATTGTTAGGTTTAAGGACAGAACTTTTTAATTATGAGAAGATCGTCAGGTATTTTACATAAATATAAGGATAAAGTTCTCCTTTGTAAAAGGAGTGAAGAATCAGAAACACTTGGTAAGTTTTGGTCAATACCTGGTGGTGGTTGGAAGAAAAACGAATCTTCACAAGCTGCGGCTTTGAGAGAATTCTATGAAGAAACGAATATAAATATATCGGACCCACTCATTTATGTTGGAACATCGGTTCACAAAAATGAGGATGGATCGGGTAGTAAGTTGGACGTTTTTATGGTTGAAGCCTCAGAAATGATTTCACCCGAGTTAGAAAATGCAAAAGATGGATTTGAGCATTCTGAATGTGGTTATTTTGAAATTGATAAATTACCCTCTCCTATGCCAAGAGATCTTATTAACATTATAAAAAAAATTAATTAATCAAAAAAAATGGCAGTTAAAAAAGGAGACAAAATCCAAGTTCATTATAAGGGAACTTTGGTTGAAACAGGAATGGAGTTTGACAACTCATATGAAAGGGGTGAGACCTTGAATTTTGAGGTAGGTCTTGGACAGATGATTAAAGGTTTTGAAGATGCGGTTTATGATATGGAAATCGGACAAATCAAAGAGATTCAAATTCCGGCTTCAGAAGCATATGGTGATCATATGGAAGAGGCAATTCAAAATGTCCCACGATCCAACTTCCCACCCGACTTTGAGGTGAATATCGGATCTATGGTTCAGGGTCAGAATCAGATGGGTCAACCCATCCAAGCTCTTGTTGTTGAAGAAAACGAACAAGGAATTGTGTTGGATTTCAATCACCCTTTGGCAGGAAAAGATTTGAATTTCTCTATTGAACTTGTTGGAATTGAATGAAAATAATAAACTATTAAAATCAAAACTATGGAAATTAAAAGAAGATTGGTTGAAGCCTTGAGAAGTAAATATCGGGCGGATATGGAACTCGCATCTGCGGCACTTCAGGTGTATCTTGAACGACCGGCAGGAATTGGTGAACATCCACAAATTTTGGATGAGATGGATAAACTTGTTGAATCTTATGCCAACGCAAAGGATAAACTCGATTCGTTGTTATTCATTAATTGATTTGCCATGAATACCTTAAATAAAGAAACTCTCAATAAAGTATGGACCATCACCAAGAGGATTGTCAACTATATCTTTCTTTTGATCGTTCTCGGAACAGGATTTTACATCGGAAAAACCTATGTGGAATACATCCCTGAAGAGAAAAATAACCAACCCGTCACTTTGGATAATGTATCAATCGCCGTTGACGAGAAGAACCATATATTTATAATAGATAAACACACAGGAGAATACCAAGTATTTTCCGACTCCGTTGGCATCACAATCTTCAAGATGTATGCCGGTAAAATCTATAACTCACAACCGAAGTAATGTATAAAGTAAAATTCGTCACCGTCACCATCATATTTTTTATCGCTTATGTGATATACCAAAATCAATCACAACAAGAAGATATAACCCCAACTTATGTGGAGACGGGAACGGTTTTACAAATCAATGAACCCCCCTGTATTCAGATGTATTATTATATAGAACAATATTCCAAACAATACAATATACCAAGAAAATATGCATATGGAATTGCTTACAAAGAAACTGGATACAGGGGACCCTTTCATTGGAAATACAATCACAAACAAGTGAGTTTCGCAGGTGCGATGGGTCCGATGCAGATCATGCCCTCCACCGCAAAAAGTGTAAACGGATATTATGTATCCAACGAAAAACTTACCTCCGATATTAAATTCAATGTCGAAACTTCAATGAAGTTGTTACAAAAGTTGAAAAACAAATATGGGAGTTGGGAAGTTGCTTTTGGTGTTTATAACACCGGCCGTCCGATGGTAAATCAATATGCTATGGACGTTTATCGGTTTGAACCGAATTGGTAATTTAATCAGAAACAATAATTTTTTTAAAAACATATGAAAGTAAAATTGGAATACATTTGGTTGGATGGTTATGAACCAGAACCAAACCTAAGAAGTAAAGTTAAAGTTGTTGATGCAAAGAGACAACAAGGAGTTGATAGAGATGTTTTTGGTATTGAACTTAAAGATTGTCCTGAATGGTCTTTTGATGGATCGTCCACCAATCAAGCAGAGGGACACTTCTCTGATTGTGTCCTTAAACCCGTTTCCCTTTATCCCAACCCACTAAACAAAGGAGTTATACCATCCTACTTTGTGATGTGTGAAGTTTATCTTCCCGACGGTACACCTCATCCTTCAAATACGAGATCATCTATTGAAACAGAGGATGAAGACCTTTGGTTCGGTTTTGAACAAGAATATACTCTTGTAAAGGACGGAAGACCGTTGGGTTTCCCAAACAATGGTTATCCCGCCCCACAAGGAAAATACTACTGTGGTGTAGGTAATGGACAGGTCAACGGAAGAACTTTTGTTGATGAGCATTTGGAGATGTGTATATACGCAGGGATTGATATTACAGGAACCAACGCTGAGGTGATGCTCGGACAATGGGAATATCAGGTCTTCAGTAAGGGGAAGAAAAAAGCTGGTGATGATCTTTGGATCACACGATATATTTTGGAACAGATGTCCGAGAACTACGGATTTAAAATTGAATTCCACCCCAAACCTGTTCAAGGTGATTGGAATGGATCGGGACTTCACTGTAACTTCTCAAACAAGAGGATGAGAGAAAATGGTAGTAAGGAATATTTTGAGGGAATCTTCAAACAATTTGAGGATAGACACTGGTTACATATTGAAAACTATGGATCAGACAACAACCTTCGTTTGACAGGAAAACACGAAACACAACATATCTCCAAATTCAGTTGGGGTGTATCTAATCGTGGAGCGTCAATCAGAGTTCCATTGAATACTACACATAATAATTGGGCGAGTGGGTATTTGGAAGATCGTAGACCTGCTTCTCACGCTGATCCGTACAAGATTGTGAAAGTAATTTCAGATTCTTTGGATTTAGTTGAAGTTTGAGCTTGACAAACCAAAAAAAAGTTTATACATTTGTAATCCAAACCGAACGAGGTTAGGGTTTTTTCACGAAAACGATATATTTATATATCACAGAAAAAAATAGGGGATTTCACTTGACAAAACGAAAATTAAGTTGTAGTTTTGTCCTCTGAAACTTAAGTTCTTTGATTAAAACCTTTTATTGATGGTTTAAACGGTTGGCGGCTTAGCGT